ATTGATTTAGGTCTAAGTTCTTCTGGTATACTTCCAGAAGTAAGTAAGTATAAATTATCTGCAAAAAACATAGTTCCAGCTTTTAAAATTATTGACGCATTAAGCAGTACGATTCTACCAATCTTATAACATGAAAAAGTTGGTATATCATAAAATGTTTGAAATGAAAATGATGATAACGGATATTCGCAAGCATCCGTTTTCTTATTTAATTCATCAACCACAAGCGCATCGACATAATATCCTTGTTCAGTATTTGAGCTTACCTCTTCCAATGTTTTTAATGTTTTTCCTATAATGCTATCATATAAACTGTTAATTGCATTTACAATAGAATCTTTTACAATTGTTTTTAGATTGCTCAGCAACCCTATCTGTGTTTGTAGATTTCCTGCCGCGTCTGTAGATAATTGACCTTTCATTTCGTTAAACCATGTCTGGAATGTCTCATCATACTGCTGAAACAACTCTGTTGTATCTATTTGGTCTATCACACCAGTAACAAACCCACAATATGTCTTATCTGGTCGTTTGTCTGTAATGTCCTCTGCATTTAACTTTGACGCATTTGGCTGTACAATAATCGTTGACAATATCAAATCATGCCTATTATTGTTATTTGTAGGATGGTCACTTATTACATCTTCTTCCAAAACAATACTTACCTTTCGTTCCGCTTTGTCCAATGTACAACGGATAACATCTTTTACAATGTATGCTTTTGTGTTCACAGGAATTGTAATTTCCATATCCTCTGTCAATTCATACCAGTACCCATCTATGTAGGCTTTTCCCTTTCTTACAATCACAACAAACGGTTTGCTAGGTGAATCATCAAACACAACTTTCAATTGGTTCGCTGGGTTCGCATACACTCCATTTGAGATAAAATTTGCAAAATACTCTGCGAACTGTTCCGCATCATACTCTCTGTCATATGTTCCATCTTCAGCTTCTCTCGCATTAAAAAAACCGCTTTTCTCTGCCATGTTATATCACTCCTTTTCTTCTCAATCTTTCATTTATCTGTATGCTACGATAACCGAATGTAATGTCAAATATTTCTCTTGAACCCTCTCTGGATTTTGTTACCTCTGTTATCTGTGCATCCACTGTTATGCCTAACTCATTGTCTACTACCGTAACAAAATCCCCATTGTAAAAATCTCTACCATACTTGTATCTCTCATTTTCATTTGTAACGGTAGAATCATATGAAACAAACACAATATGTTCTTTTAGTTTTTCCTTTCCCCTCTGTGTGAGCATTTCTTTGTACTCTGCGTCTGTATATGATTTATTATCAGTTGTTTTCTGCAAGTCTCTTGCATCAACAAATAACTCATCCCGTAGCCAACCTACTGCATCCCATTCATCGTCTGTTCCTTTTATTCCATCTTGGTAAACCTCAATCCATGTTCTGTCATTTCCTTCTCCTTCTCCTGCAACATAAGTAACATTGCAATAATCTTTCATATCTTTTTCATATGTAGATCTTGTTAGATTGCTTAATGAATGAGAAAACTCAATAGGTTTATTTCCACTCTGATTGTTTTTTGTTCTATCTTCTCCGAATCTAATGTTAAAATACCATTTTTGTATATTTGTAATAGGCGCTTGTTCCCCTAATTCATATCGTTCCGTAATCACTGGTAAAATATCAAACCCCATTTCGTCCTGTTGTAACAATGGCTGTACTGCATCATACACACTTCCACCTGTCCATTGCCCATTATTTATCTGTGTCATTTCACTTAATCTGTCGCTTGGTATATTAAACTCAAAATTAATATACCTTTTATCTCCAACAGAGCCAACACACATATTGTTTTTCACAAGTTGTTTTACCACCTCTGCTGTTCTTCCGCTGTATATCTGCTGTTTATATACAACACTTGTTTGGAGTTTGTATTTTATCATACGTCCTGTAATCTCAATTGTTCTTTCAAACTCACTGTCACTGTCCTTTACTACCTTATCAATTCTCCCCATCATTGCTCTGTCAAATGCAACAAAAAACACTTCGTTTTTATCCAACAAATATAGGTTTTCATCACATAAAATAGCATTTATTTTAAACTCACCAACACCATTAAACTTATCTGTGTACTGCATAAATGTGTGCTTTCTTAATATATCAATTCGTTCAAAATACTTGTTAAATACTGTAATCACTTCCATACTGTCACATTCCTTTCAGATTGAGGAATTGTTCATCCATGTCTATTGTTAGATTCACAAACACGTCATTGCCTTCTTCCACAGAATATCCATACAAATTGCTCCCCTGTTTGAATTTTAAAAACGTACTCCCTTCAATCACATCAGCAATTACATTTTCATCCTTTGATTTTCCTGTTGATAAATAATTAACATGGTGATATAAAACACTCTCTTCACCAACCTTTGTATTTATCAACAGATAATCTCCTTCTTGCAATGTTAATCTTATCATAAACTTTTCATTTGTATAGACATTAAACATGGTTGGATTTTTCACTGTACCGCCAACCGCTTCGAGTTTGATGATTCCACCAATGTCACAATCTCCATCATTAATAACATTGATAATCTTCTGATTAGACACAACACCCATAATGTTCCCCATTTCCTTCAAAATCCATGGAAAACGGAACTTTGGTTGAACTTTTGCTAACACTGTTTGTTTTCCTTTGTTCAATCGAAACATAGGAGAAAAACAATCAACATCTATTGTGAACATACACAATACTTCATTATTTTCATTTTCTTTGTTACTGAACTTTACGGCATTTGACGGTCTGCCCTCTATAAAATATTCGCCTATAATAATGCGTATATCCTGTAGCGGATTAATTACTCTGTTCAATTCATACTTCTTTTGTTCTATGTCTTGCAACTGTGCTTCTAAAAATTCGTTCCAACCTCTACCAAGAAAATCCCTTCCATGTACTCTAGAAACAACATACCCTGTAATGGATGGTTTTCTTATTCCAAGTTCCACCCCAGACAAGGAAACCCCTATCTGGAACGGAACTCTATATGTACTGAAACTTACGGATGGAACATCCCAATCAACTTCATCCAAAACATACTGGGTATAGCCATCCCTTGCAAGACTTAACTGTTTTCCATTTACCTTGTTTATTATCTGCAATTCCTGTATCATATTTTTCCCCTTTCTAATAACCAAGTGCTAAGTCTCGTTTTGCTTTCTTCATTTGTCTTGCATACTCATAAGGTGTCGGTTTCGTGTTATAGAAATTGAATGTATCTCCACCTTTTCCTGTTCCACCTTCATTATACTCTCTGTTCTGTTGTTTTGTCAACACCCTTTCACCTTCATGTAATTCTGCAACATATCCATTGTACGGAACATAAGACAATCCTCCTGCATGAGATCCGCTGATTGCAGACGCAAGCGCACCTACTCCTGCCGCAACGCCTGATACAGACGCTCTGATTGTCGCAGTAATTTGAGTCGCAAAAGCATTTTCAAACGCAGATCTAGCCGCCCTAGCAACCCTAGCGGCACTCGTCTCTGTATTACTGTCAACATCAGGAGATTTTAACGTCTTCCCAAGCTCATCCTGCATGCTTTTGTTTCCTGCACTTCCAACATTTGCCGCCGCATCTGATACAACCTGTTCATTACTGTCTATCCCTCCTGCGACACTATTATCAACCTGTATCCCGAGATCTCTCAATTGTGCTAGCACATCAGGTCTTTTCGCCTGTTCTCCATACTGTAACTGTGATAACAAATTAATTGCACTCTCCTGCACACTAGGCTGTAATACTGTCAACTGATCTATTAACGACTGTGGGGCATCAATACCAAGGGTTGTAAACACTGTCTTTAACTGTTCCCCTGACAACTGTACATTGTTTTGCAACATTGATAACATTGTCAAAACCTGATTCTGTATATCTGAATCTTTCTGTGCAAAAGCATCAATCATTGCTTGAGGTGCTTCCATCCCTATATTCTGGAATGAGGTGGTAAGCTTTTGTTTTGATTGATCTAAAGATATCTGTAATTGTTCATCTGACTGCTGAACAAGCGATTGCATCTGATCCAGCATTTCTTGTGTGACATTAGTGTTTCCCTGCTCAAACGCTTTCACCATCTGGTCATACTTTTCTTTCAGGTTTTCGCTTTGTTTCTCTAATGATTCCGTTGTTGCTGTTTCTGCTGTCAGAAAACTCTCCTGAATCTTCAACAAAGCCATATCTATACTAGCCGCATCCCCTTCAATTAATGCCGCACTCAAACCTTCGTAATTCTGAACAACTTGATTCCAATGCTCATATGTTTCTGTTAGCTCTCCTAGCTCTTCCTTGTTATCTTTTAGCTTATCTTGTAACGCAGACACTTCCTCTGCCGCTTGATTATACTTTTGTCCAAGCTCATAACTTGCTTCTCCATGCTCCCTGATATAATCAGCATTTTCTTTTTGAATCTGTGCAAGTTCTGATTGTTTTTCTGCAAGCTGTGATTCAAGATCAATCCTTTCATAGATTGATTCATTATACAGCCTCTCCGCTTCTGCTTGTTTTGCCAATGCTTCGTTGTATTCTTCTGACATTGCTTCCTGGATTGCCAATGCTCGCTTTGCATCAATTGTTTTATATATTTCATTTGATAATGCTTGATAATTTGTAATTTGTCCATTTGATATTCCAATCTCTGTTCCGATTGCATCTGACAACTCCCCGGCGATTACACGGGCATACGTTTCCTTCCCGGCTACAATCTTCCCATTTTCATCTACAACCTGAGTTAGTTTTTCCATCAGCTTTGTGTTTGCTTCATACTCTGCATTTGCACTGTTTACAGCTTCATCAATCGCTTCCACTGACTGATTCTTTGCTTCTACTTGTTTATTGATTGCATCTGTCAACGCCTTCTGTTCTTCTGTTTCTTCCCTTAATTGTTCCCTGTATTCTTCTGTGCGTTTGTGTGCATCATATGTAGCTACGCCTAATGCTACAAGTGCCGTTCCTGCCGCCGCAATCCCAAGATTCATTGGTGTAAGTATGCCCTTTACAGATGTTAATGTTTTATACAGACTCCCTGTCTGTACAGCCGCATCTTGCATCCCATTTTTAGACAACTTCAAAGCTTTTATAAATAGACTTATCTCACTGTTTACAGTAACAAACCCTTTTCCAAGCTTTGTTGCTCCGCTTAACAACTTTGAGCTTACCATTATGACGGGCCCTGCCGCCGCCGCTACAAGTCCAAAATTGACAATCTGTTCTTGTTCTTCATCCGATAAACTGTTGAATCTATCTGTTAAATCTTCAATCCACCCGGTAATCGTTCTCACCTTCGGAGTCAATTTAGATCCTATCGCAATCCCCGCAGACTCCAAAGATCCTGTCATCTGTTCCACTGCTCCGGCAAGATTATCCTGCATTATTTCGGCAGTTTCCTTTGCTGTTCCGCTTGCTGTTTTCATACTCAAGGACAGATTGTCATATTCCTGCTGAGACATCCCTAACAATGCATTTAATCCAGACATTCCCTCTTGCCCGGCAAGGATAGCAGAATAATAAGTCTGCTGTTCCGGGGTCAATGTCTGGAATGTTGTTCTCATTTCTTCAAGGATTGTATTCATTGACTTAAAATTACCTTCACTATCAGTAAGTACAATCCCTAACTGATCCATGGCAATTTTCACATCGTCTGTTGGTTTCACAAGTCGGGCAAACATTGTTCTGAGTGACGTTCCTGCCTGAGATCCTTTGATTCCTGCCTGTGACATTGCTGTAATCGCTGTAACAACATCCTCAATGTTGAATCCCATTGTTTTAGCAACAGGGCCAACATACTTCAATGATTCTCCTAAATCTGTTACACTAATTGTTCCGGCATTTGCTGACTTGGACAACAAATCTGCAACCTTTGTGCTCTCAGAAGCGGACAAACCGAATGTTGTAATTGCATCTGCAACGATTGTAGCAACCGTGGAGAGTTCTTCTCCTGAAGCCGCTGTCGCATCCAAAACCCCCTGCATGCCGGACATGATCTGCTGTGACGTCCATCCCGCTTTTGCCATCTCTGTCATAGCATTTGCAACATCCGTTGCACTAAACACTGTGCTCTGACCGAGATCTAATGCCTTTTGTCTTAGATCATCAAACTCTCTTCCCGTTGCACCTGATATTGCCTTTACATTTGACATGGACTTTTCAAAATCCATAGAAAACTTTAATGATACTGCCCCGGCTGTCGCTAACGGAACAGTGACAGACTTAGACAACACCCCGCCAACTGCGCTCATTGAATTTGTCAATCCTATAACCTTCTGGCTTACAGTAGCAGAAGAATCACCAAATACCTTTAGTTCTGACTTTGCTTTTGCGAATCCTTTTGTAAATGATGAAACATCAAGATCAAGATACGCAACAGCCTTACCTATGTTTACTGACACTGTTCCACCTCCTTTTTTTTATTTTAACAACTTACTATAAAAATCGCTGAAACTATGATACTCTTGTTTCTTCTGAAACAGCTCATTTTCCTCATACTGAGGAATTTCTCCTGCTTCTAGCTTTTGCCTGATATACGCACAGGCTTCATCAAAACAAAAAGCTGTATAATTATCCTGCACACCTACGATATCGCTAGGCTTGCAATTATACAGCTTTGACATTGTTATTACACTCTCAATCTTTCTTGCCCGGACGAAAGGAAAGCATATCTTTAATACCTACCTGCGTATAGTTGTAAATAGCAAAAAGCTGTGCTTCTGTCAACTCCATTCCTGAATCTGTGATTTCATCAAATGTCGGTTCAGCAAGAGAACTTTTTGCAATCACCTCCAACACTGCTCTTGTATCTTCAAATGATGCTTTCTTTTCCTCCGGCGTTTTGTCCTGCTTCTCTTTGCTTTCTTCTCCATCGAATAACTCCATCGCTACTGGCAACAGAGCATTTGGAATCAATCCATTCGCCATCAGAGATACGATAGATGGTCTTTTTAACATCGCAACAAATGGCTGGCCTTCCGCAAACGGAGGTAACATAACTGCATTCCCTTTTGCATATGTTTCAAGATCTTTAACGCTTGTAGGCTCTAAAATTGGCATTAGTTCTTTTGATTTCTCACTCATGTTCCTTTTCTCCTATCTCATTTATTACGACTTCACCACTGCCGAGGTTTTTCCTGACCCTTGTACTGCAACCTCATTTCTGAGCACACTCATACTTGCCGCCGCCTCAAATGTTGGAAGAGATTTCACATAACTAATCGTGTACGGTGCTTCTCCTGTTTTCGGTGCTGAATTTATAACATACTCTGGAAGTCTAAAAACACCATCTTCTGTGTTAATCGTGATTGGCGTTCCTTGACAATTCGGGTATGTAATCTTCTCATACTTCACAATCTGTCCACTTGCATCATACTCTGCTGAATATGCGTCAACTTCAAATACCTGTCCTTTCTCTGCACTTCCTGCAACTGGCGGTTTGTAAACAAGTGTGTCTCCTTCTCCTTCGATTGTTCCACCTTGAAAAATCTGAACGAGTTCTGGAATGAACACATTGTCTGTCAATATAATCTGATGTCCTGTAATTGTTGTCTCTGACGGCTTCTGTGCTAACAATCTGCCGAGTTTTACCAACTTTACAGCATTCGTTGTTTCTGTCTGCGGTTCTACTCTAATTTTGTTCGCTGTGTCAACTGCGATTTCTAACCCATTATCTTCCGTTCCTGTTCTTACAACAACAAGCGAAACATCAATTGTAGGAATCCCAACCGCTTTCTTTTTTGTTCTAGGCATTTGTTTTACCTCCTTACCAATTTTCTATTTTTCTGCACCCTTGATATTGGAAACTTATCATGTGAGCCTTTACAGTATCATCATAGAAACTTGGTGTTTCATTTCCGATGTACATTACAAGGGGGAACACTTCTTTCATTTTTTGTTTTGTTTCCTCAACAAAGGTTTCTAATCTGCTGTATTCATCTTGTGGAACATAACATAACAATGTATAGATTGGTCTTTCACTTGACACTGTTGCTTCTTCAATTGTTCCATCTGACTTTACAACAATGTATTCTTTCAAACACTCCCCCTTATGCTGTGAAGGGAAGAATACATCTGTTTTTCCATCTTTCTTTAGCACATCATAAACTGTTTTTAAAATACTGCTCATGGTTTCATGTACCTCGTTAATTCTTCATACCCTTCTAGCACTTCCTTGGACAAAGCGTTTACTGTTGGCTGTAAGATTGCAAACCTCTTTTCGTGGCACAACTCTAAATATACACCATAATCAACGCCATGTCCAATGTGGATTCGTACTTTATTTGCTAACACTTCTACCCAACCTGTCAACCTCTGTCTCGCATGTCCTGTTCTGTCTGTCCAAGGTCTATGTGTTTTTGCATAGTTCTCAAACTTCTTTGCACCCTCCTGTGCAAACATACGAATTGCAACCTGTGACTTTGTTTCGGCATTTTCCAGATTTGCCAACAACTTTGAAGCATCAATCCTAATTCCTGCCATCTAAAACCAACTCCAATGAAATGTCTGTTACTATGTTATATTCCTGTATGTTGTTCTTCTCCACAACTTTGTATGTGTTTTCATTTATTATTAAAAAATCTTCCGTCTTAATCTCTCCTATGTTCTCATGTGCGACCATCAGCATTGGCTGTCCTTTGCTGTGTGTCTTTGTTTCATCCTGTATGCTCTGTGTAATATATCCTTTTGATACATGAAACAACCCTTTAACATTTGCAATTTGTTCTGGTTCTTCTTTTGTTGGCTCTCCATACTTATCAACCTTTTTTCGGAAGAATGTATACTCTGTTCCATGCATCTGTATCTCTCTTAAAACCTTGTGGAGTTCCATTTTCATTCTTGCTTCATTCATTATGTCAGCACCCCACTATTCGTAGAAACATATCGGGAAGCCAACATCTTGAAATAACTAGAACTATCCTGCGTAGTCAATCCACTGACATTCAAGCCTGTTGTTTCAGCTTTTAAAATCAATCCTTCATAACTCGCTTTGTTCACATCTCCACCATTGTTATCCAATAATGCCTGTAACTCCGATTCTTCAAAATAAGGAATTTGTTTTTCCCTTAAATTGAATTTTAGCTGTTCTAATTTATCCATTCTGTTCACTCCCTTTCTGTTACATCTTTGCTTCTCTGATTGCTTTCTGGATAATCTGCCTTGCCTCTCGAACATTTCTTGCACCAGAAGTATCAATGTTATGTTCTTTCGCATACTCTGCTAACTGTTCTTTGTTCATCTCTGAAATCGGAATTGTTTCAACCTCGTGTACTTCTTCCTCTTCTTCCTCAAACTCTCCTGTATCAATCATGTCTGTTTCTTGTTTCGCTTCTTCCTCTCCAACAATCCTGTACCCTTTGTTACGGAACAATGTTTCATAAGAATGTTTGCTCACCTTCACAACATGCTGTCCTCTTTTTGCTGTTACCATTGCCATGTTACTTTCCTCCCTTACGCAATTACATCCAGAATGTAAACTTGGTCTGCTGTTGGGAAGTCTGGCAGACAAATCATAGTTACTTTTGTTTCAACTGTTACTGGGTCTGCTTTCTGAATGGTTGTTACCGCAACACCTGTGTCAGTGATTGCTACATTTGCAACACTTCCTGTCATAAGGTCTGATTCTTCTGGTGTTGTTCCAAACCATGTGTTGCCTAACTGTCCTGCTGGGAACATAACAAACACATCGTCTGCAACATATCTCTGTGCTGTTCCTTTTTCATCCTTATAACGCTTGTCATTTACAACAATCTGTAAACCAAGTTCATCTGCAATGTACTGTTTGATTTTCGCATCTGAAATAAAGCCTGCTCCATCTGTAAGAACCATGATGGAAGCCTTGATTTCATTGTTAATGCGAAAATATCCGAACACCTTAGAAGAACACGTTGCTCTCTCTGGTGTTACTCCTGTATCATCAACAATCTTCTGGATTCCTTTTCTAATGTCCTCCATGATTGTTGCTGTCGGGTCACTCCATGACTTTGTTACAGTTACTTTGTGGTCTTCTGTCATTTGATAGTCATACTCATAAGCCTGTCCGTTACCTTCCATAACAATTGTTCCAGTTGTAAGAGCCATCATACGCATACGCTCTCTCTGTGCCGCCGCACCCTCTAACAAATCCATTTCGTCATTGAAGATTCTGTTTACAACTGCATCAATATACGCTTGGTTGTTACTCTCGATAACTTTGTTGAGTTCCTGTCTCAATTCCTCATCAATGTACTTTGATTCCTTAAAAAACGGCATCTGTGCGCTTAACTTCTCAAATCCAATTCTCGGACGAGGAATAGCCGCAACATCAAACGCAGACGCTTTCAGAACAACAGGAAGTCCATTTGAACCCTTTAACCATTTGAGATCAAGTCCTAACTTCTTATCATCTGGGAACAGTTCTTCCCCCATGTATGGCTCTCTCTCTTGTGTCAGCAACTCCCAATACGCAACAATTTCTTCGCTGATAATTAAATCGTAAATACTCATTGTTTTTGTTTCTCCCTTCTTTGTTTTAGCAAGCCACAAACTTAATCATAGGCAGAGCCGCCTTGACCTCTGCGGTAATCTTTGCTTTTGTTTTATCATCAATTCTGTTTGTGTTTACAAATCCAAACAACAAAATTGTACCATTATTATCTCCCTCTGTTACATCGACATCATGTAACAGGATTCCTACTGCATTAGATGTCTTGTTAGTATCACCAGACGAAACAGCCGCAGTAAATGCTGTTTCCCTTGCATCAAGGTTTCCTGTAATCGGTGTTCCTGCCTTTGCAATCTTCTTTGTTCCCTCTGCAACTCCTACGGTTTCATCTACCACGATACCCATAGGTACTTGATGTTCTACTGCAAAAAGAATCTGATTTCCAGAACCATAAGTTTCTTTCTTAATACCTGTATTGTTCAGCATTGTTTCTACCTCCTATTTGAAATAATGGCTTTTGTTTGTTTTACGTCCTGCTAACAGACGTTCAGCCATAGAACCTTTGTGTTCTTCCTTTGTTTCCATTCCGCCCTTTTCTTCTTTCTTTGTTCCAGACTTCTCAGACGGTTTTGTTACTCTCGCTCTTGTAACTGTTTTGTCCTTGTTCTTTCCCTTTTCTTCTGTTTCTTCTTCGTCGGACTTAAAATACACCTTTCCAGATGTACTGTCTTTGATTTCTGCAATTACAGCATTGATGTCCTTGTCCTTTGTTACCTTTGCTTTTGCAACAACCACAAGGTCGTCTACCAACTCTGGCTTTGCTCCTAACTGAACCGCTGACAACTTTGCTTCTGCAAGGATTCTTCCCTCACGTTCTCTTGCAAGTTCCTTTGTTGTCTCTGTCAGAGCATCTTCCTTCCTCTGTAACTCTGTTTTGTTTGCTTCTTCCGTTTCCTTGTGTTTTGTTACAATCCCTTTCAAAGCATCTGCATCCTCAACTCCGAGGTCTTTCAGAAATCCAGACAACGCTTCACTTTTCACTTTTTCAACATCGACTTTCTGCTCTGTTTCCTGCTTCTGTGTTTCCGTTGTCTGCTGTTTTGCACTCTGCTGTGTCTGCTGATTCTGTGTTCCTTCTGTTCCCTGCTGTCCTTCTGTTCCTGTTCCCTTTACTTCTTCTGCCATGTTCAATTCTCCTTTTCTTCAAAATATTTGCAATACTTTGTCTGCAAGATTTTCATTTCTCTTTCTAACCGTTTTTGTTTCTTCTCAATGTCTTTTAACTTTCTCCTGTATTGGTGTTCATCTCTAATTGTTCCCAACATTGCTGTGTGCCTGCGAATCTGTTTCTTTAAAACCAATGTGGACTGACTATCATAACAAACATTATATTGTTCTCCACAATGTGGGCATTCCAGATATGTTCGTATGATGTACTGTCCATCAATCTGTTTTTCCTTTTCCTTCAATACATTGTTAAATTCCTTATGACATCTATCACAAGTTACTTTCAATTATATCACCAACCTTTGGGAATGTCAACTGTTCTACTACAACTTTTTTATTTTCATCAAATAATTTTTTTCCGCTACACAGTTCATTCAAATCTTCCCTTTTTCTTCGTAACTCCTTCATCCATCTGTCTTTTTTACGAATATCTTTCAGACTAATTGTTTCTCCTTTCATTTTCTTTCTTGCAACTTTGATTGTCAGACTTTTCAGCTTTCGGAACATTTCTAATGTCTCTGTACTATCAATCTGTACCACATCACGTTCTCCGCAACGCTTACAATCACAATACATAATTTTGTAATATGTTCCTTCCTCGTCATATACATCCATACGAATCAGATTCCCAGAATCAATCTCATTTACTTCTCCACACTTTTTGCAAACTCTCTGAACTTTCACCTATTTTGTTCTCCCTTCTGTTCTTATTCATTTTGTTATGCAACAAAATCCAACGCATACTTGTCTATGTCTGGATATGTTCCAATCGGTGCTTGATACCACTGTCCTATTTTTCTTGCTATATCTGTCATGCTGTCTGGTATCACTGCTTCAAATGTACACATACCATTTGGATGGTCTAACGGTAACTGGTCTTTTGGGAACACTCCCACACCCAAACCAAATTGGTCTGTCTCTGACCTTTCTCTGCATATCTCGCATACTCTTCCATGGAAATTAGAGGTTAACCACCGATACCCAACGACAAATGGGTCATTTCTATTTACATTCTCAAAACTTTGTTGGTACGCATGACTTATCATTGTTCTAGCCAATCGTAACGCATTGTAATCAATCTTTCCAAAATATACACTGTCTTTTATTTTGTTTCCTGCCTTGTCATATCTCCACGATTGAATTGTTTTTGCCTGTTTCCTTGCACTAGGGTCAACATACTGTTCTAACTCTTTCGCTATCTCAACTGCTGATTTTCCTTGTGCTGTTCCAATAGATATAATCTTGCTTAAATCATCCTGTGTTCGTTTGTTATATCCCCAGATAGCACCACTTAATGTCCAACCATCTTGGTAAACATTTCCACTTGTGATGTTTCTAATAATCTGGTCTGGAACATAACTAAACGCATTGTGTATATCCTCATCACGAAACCCACACTGTTTTAAGAATGTTCTTGCATCCTCTACAACTTCATTGGAAACAATCCGCATATCTCGAATGATTCCATTCTGTATATCACTATTTAACTGTGCAATTCTGTTCTTGATGTCACGCTGTAACAATATCAAGTTCTGTTTCTGTAAATTATTGTTTCCTAATTGTCCAACCTTCCTTGTCACATCTTGGTATAATTGTTCATATAACCTTTTGATTTCTTTCTGTTGTGACATGGTAGTTGTTTGTCTGACTTGTTCTGCATTTTTCAAACTAAACTTTTGTCTTGCCATACTTCACCGCCTTGTTTTTATATTTCAATTATACTACATCTGCAAAGAATGTCAATACCTATTCTTCATTTGTTTGTGTATCTTCTAACGTTTTCTGTGTTTCAATCACTTCCAGATTATCGTCAACCTTTTCAGATGTTCCACGTCTGTTTAACTCTGCCTGTACTTGTGTGTTCATACTCATAGAATCAAACATATTGTTTTCAATCGCAATCTGCATAAGTTCATCATCAATCTGTGCATCTGTCTTAAATTCTGCCCTTCTCCATTTCTTAATGTATGACTTTCTGCTTCGTGCATTTGCCGCAATCTCTGCAAGGTCAGAATTTTTTTCTTCTTCTTCATCCTCTGCAAGTGCATAGTTTTCCATGACTTCAATGTTGTACTGTACTTCATCTAATCCTGTTAAAACATAATAAGAAACTACATCTGCTTTGTTTAATACAGCAAGGTCAATGATTGCTTCTGCAATAAACTCAATCGCTGGTTTCCATGTTTTTAACTTTTCATCACAACGAACCTGTAATGGATAATACAATGCTTTCAATGCCTTACCGCTTGTAATTGTTCCTGCCATTGTTTCTTCTGATATGTTTGGCATATCAACTTCATTGTACATGGTTGTTTTCAATCGGTCAAGCGTAACTTTCACTGGCTCTGTGTGGTTCATACTAGGCGCTAATGTACCAACCATAGGTGAAACATTGTTCTGGTTCTGTTCTGATTTCAAATCCCAATATGCTCCTGCACCAGAACTAAGGTTCTTTGTTGTATGCGAGTTCATGTCCACAGTGTAACGGATTGGGTTCATTCCTTTTCGTTCACTGTCAATATCTCCATTCCCAAGCCGACTATAACCAGACTCATACTCGGTAAGGCTTTCAATCTCTGACACTCCTTGTTTATCCTCTAATGTTCCATCATTCACAATCACAACAGCAGGAATGTAATCTAACTTTATTTCCTGTTCTTGTATTACTGTTTCCTGTACTACCCCTAAACCATTATAAAGGATAGAACTCATATAAATTGTCCCATTCCTTTCCTCATACCGATTTACAAGGTATAATCTTTCTTGTGTTGACTTTGTTTGATTTACATTTTCAAAACTGATAAACTTCGTTAATCTGTCTGAACCATACTCTGCTTCATAATAGAACTGTAAACTGTTGTAAAAATGTGTCTGTATGCCATCCTCTTCGGAAAAATCCACGAGACACGCAACACGCTTTCCGATAAAACAATCTTTTGCACTCTGTAACAATGTTCTAGGGAAATTATTCTTTTTGTCCTTTAACACTTTGTCAATCAATATTTGGTATTGTTCCACCTGTTTCATGGCTGTCTGTTCTGTATCTACAGATTGTATGAATACATCTGGTGTTTGTGAAAACATGAAACGTGCTTCTTTGTCAATCAATGTTTTCGCAATCTTAAAACGAATGTTTGACGGTTGATAATCTCCACTGCTACCCTCTGTGTAGAACTCTGCACCTTTTTTGTAATCCAAATAATTTTGTTTGATTTCAAGCAATTCTCTTGTATATAGATTATATCCTGTTTTAATTTCATTCTTCAAAACAAAATAGGGGAAACTTGCCAGTGCCTTTGTTACCTCTACTGTGTATTGTTTGTTCTTTGCCAAAGGTTCTCCCTCCTTCCTTTTTCTTTTATTATACCACAACAAAAAATAGATGTCAAATAAAAAATAGGGTGGAAAACATCCACCCTATAAAACAAATTACACAATATCAATAATCAACTTATCAGCCGCAATTCCGATAACACCTGCATAACCATCATAACCACCGCCAACTTGATTATCAATCTGATAAGGATAATAAGATTCGTTGTTAATATCGGACAAACAATATTTTGCATATTTATATTTGTACCCTGATGGCGTCAAATATTCCGCTTCCAACGCCTGAATCGGAGAACCATCACCAACAACCCCATTGACTAAATCATTGACATTGTATGATTGTCCGAAAATAATATATTCAAGCCATCCATTCTTCTGTGTACACACTCTTGCTTTCAATTTTCCAACAGACACTCTAAAGCCTAAATATTTTAACGGCTCACCGTCTCTCGCTCCAATCCAGTCAGTAGCGTTCAAGACTTCGTCCCACCATCTATCAGTATACCCTCTCGTCCAGATATTAACCTTTCCTAATTCTTTAAGTCCACCTGTGTTCGGAACAACAGAGCCTTGTGGTCTTGGTTTTGAGACATCACTTGCACCAGAACTAGCCTGTTTATTAATTCCATCTGCAATGAGTCTCGCAATCCCTTTTACACCTAAAGAATTATAAATGTCAACATCATGTTTGTTATCACAAAACAATGTTTCGATAATCATAGCTGGCATAACAGAAGCCGTCAAATCGTGATATCCTGTGCTATATTTTGTTCCTCTGTTGTAAAATCCCTTTGATTTAAAGTTCTTACAAATCTGTTCTGCAATCTGATTCATGTTTCCATTAGACTGGTCATATAGCCAACATTCAACGCCATTTGCCACACTATTAAATGCATTCATATGTATCGAAACAAAGATATCACATCCATTTGCATTTGCTTTACTTGTTCCATCATACAATTCCTGCCCTTCGCTATATGCATCGGAATTACAATTAACAATCGTATGTCCTTGTGCTGTCAGCATCGGTACAAGTTCATTATAGACTTTCCTTACTTCTGCCTGTTCATCCAAATAGCCAATTTTGCCTTTACAATTCGGTGAATGTCCACCTCTTAACCCGATTTTCATGTTTTAAACCTCCTGTTCTTCTTTTGTTTCATGTTCTGATTCTACTTCTGGGATTCCCGCAACACTGATAGCAACACTAATCACAGCCGCAACACCAGACACAGAAAAAATGTGTGCCCAGCCTACCTCGTTAAACGCCTGACCAACTGTTACCATCGAAACAAATGTTTCTGCGAATGTTTTAACTGCACGAACCCATGTTGCTTTTGCCCATTTTTTTGTATCTACTGACACTTTAAACACTGCATTTTTAAACATATATTCTCACCTCCTTTGTTTTATTTACTGTTTAATTGAGTGTTTAATGTTAATTATATCATCACTCAATTCATCAATCTTATCCCATTGCCTTTTTTGACCCTCTCTCACTTTATCTTTGTAATCATCAAATTCTTTGATATGCTGTTTTAACTCTTCGTCTCTTTCATCCATCTTTTCTGCTATTCTGTCTATCCTAGACACGAGGATAGACATTGCCTTAGTGTTATCATTCAATGGTTTAAACAACATCACAAACAATCCAATCAAAGAGGATAAACACAAAACCAACATTCCTAAAAATTCTATTTTACTCATTTATACCACCCCTATTTATTTACTTGTTTATATGTTGCTTGTATGCCTACTGGTAACTCTCCACCGTCTACCGTGATAACTGTTGTTGGATAGTAGGTTTTTAAGTTTCGGACAGCGTCTTGTTCGGATTGTGGTAGGGGGACGAATTCGGGGTTCGTAGTTTCGTAAGCGATTTTTAACGGATTTTCTATGAGCCACGCCTTAAATTCATCGACTGTTGCGACGTTTTCGTTTGGTGCGCTAAAATATTTAACTCCGTCATTCCAGTTGCAACAGATTCCGTATTCTGCTTTGGTATATGATAATTGGACAGCCCTATATTTATCCACAAAAATATCTGAATTTCCGTTTCCATTCGCCACATTCTCGAATCGAATTGAAAAGTTTTGAACATTTCCCTGTTTATTTGCAATACTTATTTTGTTAGATTGTCCGTCAAATCTGTCAATAACAACCCCTGCATACAGCCACCCAATCTCTCCACCCTGCTCTACCAGTCTGTCCCACTTTGTGAGAGGGCGGTCGGATGTGAGAGTGAGGACTTGCTCTTTGCTCCAATTCTGCTCGGCGTTGGTAACTTTCACATCCACTTCATACTTCTGCTTCTCATCATTCCATTTTCCAACATTCTTAATCTGTTGTAGATAATCGGGTGATGGGGATGGTTTGCCGCCTGTGTAAGGTTCATAAGGGCTAGCAGTTTGCCCCTCGGTTATCATTAGTCTATATCTTGCATTACCGCCTACTTTTGACACAATTCCCGGACGTATATTCAAGTCATCTTCTTTTGGCACAAAAGTTTGGTTTTTGTGCCAAGCACTAACACTACCTGTGAAACCAAAAAATCCTGTAAAATCGTTCGGGTTGTCAACCGAAAGGTAATACGATTTTCCGGCTTCTATTGATGGGATTAATTCTTTTAATGTTTTCGGTGAAGTAGTGTTGTAAACTTTTTGCATAATAAATCCATCTTCATCAACAGAAAAACCAGAAATATTTTTTAACGCGCTTACATCAAACAACTGTTTTCCTGTTGTGCTGTCTTGATGTGAATTACCTAAGATGTTTAAATCTGTTACAACATCTTTAAACTTTCCTACCTTTGGATTATTCAACACAACTGTGTTTTCTCCATTTATTGTATCAAAAACAAATTGTTCTGTCAACCCCAAACTTCCATATATTTTGTTATGTTTGTACAACATTACCATGTCGTTTCTGCCATATATTTGTTGTTTGTCTTGCATTGCATCACCTCCTAAAAATCAACAGATGCAACCTCTACCATACCTGCAACAACACTTGTTACCTTAACAATGTTTGTACTCTCTGCTGTTCCTGTTGTTTTATCGTCTATGTTATTAAACACACGCTCCCAACTTCCTGCACCAATCACAGAGCCATTTTCATTGTTTCCTAGTTTTACTGTAATCATATCATCTGTCATGTTTTTCACAAGAAACTGACTTCTCTTTAGCTTCATGTTAAAAATTGCTTCTTTTCCGGCTTCCAACTGTTTTTGCATAACATCTTTCATCTCATACCCTCCTTATTCCACTTGCTATCGTTCGTCCTGTCTGTTCTTCTTTTTTCTCTATTACTGGTGGCTCTTTTACACAGGCTAGGAACTCTGGCTCTCTTCCTTCCAGAATCGCTGTTGCCATCTCTAACCCATTATACAACCCCACCATGTAATCATCTGTTGATTTCTCAAAACTCTGTTTCTGTAAATCTCTGATGTCTTTTACTTGTTTTGTTTTACTTCTCAATGTGTTCATTCTCTCTCTCTGTTCTCCTTTCTGCTCTACGTTTCACATGAAACATTATCCTGCTTTACTGTTTGTTTTAATCTCCTTCACATCTGCAACGGTATATGTGTCCAACGCATACCACAACGCAGAGAATGTATGTGGGTCAATGTTAAATTCATCATAGATTGCATTGCCCCTTGAATCCCTCTTATATGTAAGGTCTTTCAACTCTCGGATTGTGTTCTTACATCTAGGGGAACAAACTATCTTGTTAAATCGTTTCATCTTCTTTGTGTTCTGTAAACGACTTCCAATGTACTTTTTCGCTCCATACATGTTGTACCCTTGCTGTCTGTAAAACTGAATTGTTTTAGGTTCTGCTGAATCTGCACAAATAGGCTTTTCACATCTTCCTGCCCTCTCCGCTACTGCACGAACATCTTGTCTCTGTGAGAATCTATCATCTGTTATCTGATTCATGTACACTTCATCATAAATGTACAGCACTTTGTTTGCATCATCAACACAACAACTGATAAGCGCATTGTAACTCTCTTCAAAACCAAAATCAAGACCAAAGAAATGGAATTGCGAAGAAATGCTGTTCACCTTCCGTTTGAACTCTCTGCTGTCCTTCGCAACAACAAAGTTCGGAAGTACCCTTGTTCCATTCGCTCCAAACCTTCCCCACCTTGCAACAACCCACAATTGTTTGTCTGTTCTCTTCAATCCATCCAGACGGCGAATGTATGAAACAGGCAGGAACGGGTTATCATCTGGTAGGCTGTGATGATAATAAACACCATTCTTTTTGTTCACCAATGTTCTACGTCTGTAAAACTCTTCTGGACTTTGTATTGTTCTCTCTCTTCCTTTATCATCTGTATGCACAAAAAAGGTATTGTATACCCAATTTTCCTTGCCGACAGGGTTTGTTGTTAAGATAAAATGCAACGTCACTTTAGGCTCTCTGATACGCCCTAGCAATTCGGTATATGCTTCATAACGGATTTCGCTACATTCTTCCATCCAAACAATGCTGACACCGTGAATGGACTTGATTTTCTCCGTATTATCCATTCCTCGGAATATGATTCTTGAACCATTCGGAAAACGGATTTCCAAAGGGCTAGAAATCGCAACCACTTTGTCCCCCTTTGGTCTGTGATTGTTTCTTACCGCTTCGTCTGATAACAACCCCATCTTTTCAAGGATTTCTTTAAACAATGCGAAACAAGATTCTTTGATTGTTTCACGCACTTGTCTTACCACCAATGCTGTTCGTTTTTCTTCCAGAAGTTTTAGTATAATCTTCAATGCTACATGGTAACTCTTTCCGCTACCATACCCACCCAATAACAGGTATTGTTCATAATCCCAATCGGTTAGAAAAGAAGCAAATCTGTTTGACACTTCAATGTTCACATCCATGTTTGTTTGCTCCTTTGTTTTAATATGCACAAAACAGATAAGTGGCAAATGTACACAATCTGATGTACGCCGAACCTTATCTGTTTTGTCTATCATATTATACCATATTCAATTATTGTTCGTCAAGGTTTATTCAAAAATTTCTTTTAAGAAATCAACAAAACCTTTCATGTTCTCATAATCATCTTCGTCTATTTCGTCCTCTTCCTCAAATGCCTGCATCTCTTTCTCACGTCTATTTAATTCCTCATTCATTCCAGAAATATCAATCATGCGTTCTGTGAGACAACCGAGTGCAATCTGTCCATGTTTAATCATTCCCTCTTCGCACTTGCTTAACTTTAACTGCTCCTTTCTCTCTCTCATAACACTGAACAATGTATTGATTCCATTTGCAATACAGCCTTGTGCAATTTCAATCTCTTTCAGATGTTCCAAAATCTGCTCGTTTGTTACTTCCTGTTTTGTTTCTTTGTTCTCACTCATGTTTTGTTCTCCTTTCTGAACTTACTCTGTTTACTCTTTTATATTAACACACCATTATCGGAATGTCAATCGCCTTTCTATAAGAAACTGTCTCTTTATTTCCTGTATCAATTCTTTCCCAATTGTCTGCCATTGGAAATATCTAAAATCATTAAGCAATTCGTTCATGGTAAACACCCTAGAATAATTGTAATTGTTTTCAAAGTGAAATGTCAGAACATATCTGTTCTCTGTTACTCCTTCTTCCACACGAACCCTCGCTCTGTATACTCTCAATTCTCTGCTTACTGTGTCTGTGATGTTCTGTATCTTCTGTCTGACTTCCTCTGATTCAATTGTTTCAAGGTCTATCACCTTCACTGTATCACCTCCTTTGTTCTTCAATTACATGTTCTCTGACCATTACTGTTAAATTATTATTTTTGATAAATTCTTTCTTCATTGTTCTGTTCTCCTTTTGTTTACTCCTTATTTATCTATGTTCCCTTGTTCTTTATGTCTTTATTATAGCATCTTTGTTACACAATGTCAACTATTATTTTATAATTCTTCAAATTCTTCCTTTGTTAAATCATATCTATGAGCCGCTTCTATTGTTCTTCCTAAATGTCTACTTCTTTCTACATAATAGAATACATCCTTGCCTAATTCTTTCCACACTGCTGTTCCATACAGCTTCTTGCATGTACTCTCAATTGTTACCTTCTCTGCTTTCTGTCCATATCCAACTTTTAATGTTTTCTTCATGTTTTATCTCTCCTTCACTTATTGTTTTGTTTGTTCTCTCTTAACTTGCTTATATAATAACATATTGTTCTATATTAGTCAATAACTAATTTAAACATTTTTCATCTTTACCTCTCCTTACATTTTTAAAAATAAATGTATATATCATCTTCATACGCTATGATTTCATCTATTTTGTTTATATCATAACTTTTAAGTTCTTTCACTGTCATATCGTCCGCACTGTGTTCAGTTCTATCACCTGCATCAATGATAACAACATTTTCATACTTATTACCAAACAACTTTTTAATCAATTCCATTAAGTCATTAATTACCATGTTTTTTTCGCATCCTCCTGTTTTGTTTTATGTTTGTTCTTTTTATGCTCTGTCAACAATTATTTATAATTTAAAATGCAATATTTTTCTATTACTTCATAGCCTACTAAATCGAAAATATGCTTCTGTCCACCTTTCCCTCTATACAATGGGAAACCGCCTCCTGCAAGTCCAGCAAAAACAAACTGATTCCCTTCGCTATCCTTAATTTTATAAGCCATTCCACAACTATCAATTTCCCTGTTAATTCTTTCTTCTGTCTTCTTATCATTTTCTTTTATTATATCTGCTATTGTCATTGTTTTGTTCTCCTTCATTTGGTTGTTTTCTTTTAACTATCTTTATTATAACACAACATAACAGAAAGTCAATACGTTTTGTAAAACTTTTTCAAACAAAATAAAAAGGACAGAAACAATGTTCTGCCCCTAAATCTTTTTTATAACAATATTGCTTCTTTTCCAGTTAGACTTTCCCATCTGTTAATAATTGCTTGACAATATTTTTCATCATATTCCATAACAAATGCTCTCCGATTATTCTGCTCACAAGCAATTATTGTAGTTCCACTACCGCCAAACAAATCTAAAACATTTTCATGCTCTTTTGTACTGCTTTCTATTTGATAATCAAATAATCTAACAGGCTTCATTGTTGGATGTATTTTACTTCCAGTCGGTTTATCGTATTCCATAACTGTACTTTGTTTTCTATCTCTATAAAATTTATGTCCTGTTCCTTTCCATCCATATATACAATTTTCATGTTTCCAATGATAATCTTGCCTGCCTAGAACAATCGTATTTTTTAACCATATAAGATTCTCTCTAATTTTAAACCCGACATTGTTACAAGCTGTTCCAAACGTATATAATTCTGCACCTCCATACCAAATATAAAATACAGCACCTTCTCTCATTACTTCATTTGCATTTTTAAAACAACAAGTTAAAAAATGAATCATTTCTTGTTTTGTTTTATTGTCATTTTCAATTTTTAATTTGTCTTTTGTTTTACCAACATAATCTATTCCATATGGTGGGTCTGTCAACAACAAATCAATTTTATGCTTTCCTACTAGTTTTTTTACATCTTGGTATTTTGTACTATCTCCGCATAATAAATAATTGTTTCCAAGTTTAAAGAAATCTCCTTTTTTTACTCTTACATCGTTATCATTTATTTCTTCTTCCCAATTATCTTCTACCGCTTCTATGTTCTGTTCTTCTTCGTCCATATCAAACCCAAACAAATCCATGTCTATATCTTCTGTTAGGTTTTCCAGTTCTTCATCCAATAAATTATAATCCCATTCACTTTCATTCAGTCTGTTATCTACTAGCCTATATGCTTTTATCTGTTCTTCTGTTAAATCTTCTAAACATACAGTAGGTACTTGTTTTAATCCGGCTTTCTTTGCTCCTAATATTCTACCATGCCCAGCTACAACACAATTGTTTTTATCAATGATTACTGGCTGTGTAAATCCAAACTCTTTAATACTGTTTGCTATTCGTTCAACCTGTTCTTTTGGATGCTTCTTTGCATTCTTCTTATATGGTTTTAATTCTTTGATGTTTTTATAAATAACATTCATTTCTTGCATTTGTTTTATGCCCCTTTCTATGTTCTTTGTTCTGTCTTTGTTCTAAATGGTATGTTATGTTCTATTGTTCTTTCTTATTGTTATGTACAGTATCAATTAGAATCTGAATACCGTTGTCTTTTTCGTTGATTGTTACATTTACATTATTCCCTGCATTGTTAATTACATTAATATTATTCATAATATTTTCTCCCTTTTAAATAACGTTAGCTCTTATACTATCTTCTCCAAATTTTCTTATCTGCACTATAAAATTCTCTGTTATATCCCTACGCATTACTCCAAGTCAAATCCAAAGTGACAATATCCAGTAACTTCCGAAATATAATCAGCAATTTCTTCTTCATATTCATCTATGTCTGTATCTTCGTCAATAAGATATTCTGGTATTTCTATCTCTTTGAGCAAGTCTCGTAATAATTCTAAATCTCCATCTGTATCCCATTTAATATTAACTGCTTTCATTGTAACTCCTCCTAATATTTACTTTTCATGTTCTCCCACCTTTTCTGCAAACATGGAAAACTGTTCGTCCTGCACTAACTTGATTCCTGCATATTCTTCTGTCAGTGCTACCATTTCGGACATCTTCACCACACCACTTGTAAATGCTTCATATAGGCTCATACAATCATCTACAAACTTTGGTATGCGCTTCTTTGCTGACTTCTGCCAATAATCAGACACCAACACATTTGTTGGAATTACCAACATCATTGTTAGTATTTGTTCTGCTAAAACATTTGTCTTATCAAGAATCACCTGTTTTGCCTTTTGCTGTTCTTCCCTTCTGATTCTTTGTTCTAACTGTTCCAACTCCCTTGCTGTAAGTGTGTAGGTTTTGTTATCCTTTTTCTGTTCTCTCTGTTTCCTTCTTAATTCTGCTCTGCTCATATTCAACCTCTATTCTGTATATAAAATATACTGTTGCTGTTCTCCATTTTTCCCATTGTTCAGAATCTTAATTTGTCCATAGACTTCTGTTGTGACTTCTTCTCCTGTGTTTGGGTTTTGTGTAATGATTGTAACTGTACCCATATTGTTTGGTTCTGGTATCACAATTTCCAATGGTTCTGGTTTATATTCTTCTACAACTGCTGTTTCTTGTTCCTGTTTCCCTTTTGTTGTAATATGATTGATAATATAACAAGATAACAAGATTATACTTGCTATCATTACTATCTGTGATACTACAAACAAGGCTGTTTTTATTTTGTTCTTCATTTCTTTATACTCCTATTTTACTATGTTCTGCTATGTTTGTCAATATGTTCTTGCAAAATAATTCATTTTGTTCTGTGTGTTTCCATATCCACTCCAAAACAGATAACCTCTGTAAGCCGTTTATTTGCCCTTTTAATCCATTTTCTATATTAAGGTGATAACTTCTTAGGGTAGCCCCATATTCTCTCGCTATTTCAATAGCTGACGCTTTCCTGCCGCTATCCTTCATAGATATCATTGCCCCAATCCTCATCATCATCGCTGTCCTCCATCCAGTCTGTACTGTTCTCTGCATCCCATATGTCTTGTTCGTCCTGTTCATTCGGCTGATATGTTTCCCCTTTTGCAACAAGATTGATTGTGATATTGCTTGTAACCTTTCCTGTGTTTTCAAACATTTCTAGTTTGTCCATCATGTCTGTAATCTCTCTGATTGCAGAAACATCTCCTGTCAATCCCTTCTGGAACAATGCAACCATCAACAAGGAACGGTTCGTAAGTTCTTCATCTGTGAACCCAAAGGAACGCAACACTTGTTTCTTTTTATCGCTGTTTGTTTTCATCTCCAACAACTGACGCATACAATTCTGTAACGCCATGTTTTGTTCCTTCTTCTTTTTCCTTGCTTCAACTCCCATCATTGCTATCCGTTTTCGTTCTTCTGGTGTTCTCTCATTCAGTGGTATTAGATTCTCACTTGCTTCTTTTACCTCTCTTCCTTTCCTTCTTCCCATGTTCTGTCTTATCCTCCTTTTGTTTTATTATTTGTTCTCTAAATACACAACAAGACAAGGTTGCCCTTGTCTATCATTGTTTATCTATGTGAACCGCAATGCCGCATATAGATGCATTATTCAATTTTCTTGTTTACGGGTTACAACAGTGTTTCACGATTACACCAAACGGACAAATAAAATTATAAAGTGTCTTGTACCATGATTCATAAATGGCTACCAATAATGCGGCATTACGATTTCTATTTTATGGGTAGGCATTTCTCCTTTACGGGCTACCACTTACTTGTGCCAATCCAAGCACAACTCCTTCTTTTGATTCTATTATAGCAGAGTTTGTTTGGATTGTCAACACTTAACTGTGATAATTTGCTCTAAATATGGTAGAACGGCTGATGGTGTCCTTCTTCCTGTTTCCCTTTATCCTCTCATTTTCTTCTTGGAACTTTCTGTATTCCTCACATTCTGCATGGCATTTTACTGTCCTTCTTCCACATCCCTTACATGGTGCATAACTCATATACTATAACCAACCTTTGCTTTTTAAATAGTCCTCTACATCACACAAATAAAGCATTGCTTCTTGTGTTTCTTCTTCCTTTATGCTAATGAACCCATTCTCGTCTCTGTCCGTAAATCTCTGTAATGGAATCGGAAACCCTCTCTCTGTTACATGGTTCAATTTATATCCTACTTCCCGAATGTACTTTACACATACCACCAGAACACACGACACTATCAACATCTTAGGAGTGCTTAAATCCATCTTAGCAATCACAATCGGTATTAATACTTGAATCACTATGGCTATTTTGTCTAATTCCTCAACTAACCCATATTTTAAAGTTGCAAACAATTCTGCCAGCGTTTGCAACAACACTACGCATACTCTTTGTTTCGTTTTTTTCTTGTTCTTCCTTTTCATCATTATAATATCTTTCCTTTCAATCCTTCTTTGATTAAGTGCAACTTATCCTTTAACCTCTTTCTGTACGGTGGCACTTTGCACACCTCACACATATATTTGTTTTGCGTCATAAAGAAACTACCTGTTACTTCTTTACAGATATTACAATTCCTTTCGCATATTTCTTCTTCATCTGCTGTTACATATAACGTCAATCTTACTATTCTGCTCCAATCATCTGTTTCAACCTTCTCTGTTCTGTATGTAATATGTTTTGAATTGTTCACAGCAATCACATTTGTAGACAACCATTTGCAACAATTCAAATATGCTTCTTTTGTTGTTTTCCCTTGAAAATCTTTCTCCAATATCTTCTCTGCTATTAACATTGTCTTACCCCTCCATGATTCTTTGTTTTGCTTCTACTGCACTTTTGTCTGCAAGTTCATTTAAGGGGTCGCCCTTGTGTCCTTTGACCTTTACCATTGTTATGTTCATCTTCTTTTCATATACAAGCAAATACATCTTTTCCCATATATGTTTGTTTTTTATAGGCTTTCCTTCTTTCGTTACCCAACCATTGTTATGCCAGTTCTGTAACCACCCTTTTGTAATAGCGTTCACAACATAAGCACTGTCGCAATATACTGTGACCTGTTTTGTTTTGCTCTTCAAGGCTTTTACTAACGCCATATACACTGCTGTCAGTTCCATCTCATTGTTTGTCGTCTGTTTTTTATTTCCTGTTACCACATTTGTTTTGATTCCATTGCTACATGGAATAACTTCTACATACGCCCAACCACCCTCGCCAGGGTTTCCACTGCAAGCACCATCTGTATAGAATGTTATTTGTTTCATTGTTCTGTTTTCTCCTTCTTCAAATCCGCATAAATCTTGATAATTGCCTTTGCAACAACTTCCCATAATGTTACGCCATTTACATCCCCTATCCACTCATAAATATCTGTAACATGAATCACTCCCATGTGGTAAAACTTGAATTTCTTTCCTTCGCTGTATGTATATATCTGTTGCAATTTATATGGGTATCGTTCACACAACCCATGCAACACCTGTTCTAATAACTCAATCGGTGCTATCTCTGTTCTTGTGTAATGGTTCTTTTCCAGAATTTTAGCACATGGTTTTACTTTCCAAAGGAACTTGTTTATTAACTCTCTGTTTCCTTCCTTCTTGCAATCTAACATGATGATGTCCTCTGTTTTCAATGTTCAATCCTCCAATCCATAAAGAAAGGCAGAGAAGCATTGTTCCTACCTCCCTGCCTTTGTTATCATTTCATTATTTTGTTATGTTATGTCAGATTAGATTTCCCAATCATCGTCGTCGTCCTCTTCATCCTCTGTTTCGGCTTCTGCTTCGTCTGCCTTTTTCAGAAGTTTTACATAAGCATCTGCGGACTGTTTCGGCTTTGTTTTGATTCCTCTATCGGAGCACATCTTGAACAGTTCTTTTGCAGACTTTCCTGCATACGGGTCTGTTTCTTCCTCGTCCTCGTCTCCCCAATCGTCCTCGTCCTCATTTGCTGTTCCGTCATTCGCTTTCAGAACAGCGATAAGGCTCGCTTTGTCACGTTTCTTACACTGGGAAGAAATACCTCTATCACAGCAGAGTTTGTACAGTGCTTTAGATGTCATGTTCTCATAATCATCTTCATCTGCTTCGTCATCTTCCTCAAATGCCTGCTTTGACTTCGGCTTCTGTGTTGCCTTTGTTTCCTTCTTTGCTGATTTCTTTGGTGCTTCGTCTTTCTCTTCTACACCCTCTGTTTCTGTTTCCACATCATCAATGTCTTTCAGACCTGTTTCCACAACTCTTGCCGTTACCTTCGGGATTGCTTTCAGAAGGTCAAGAACATACTCGCTGTTTGCCATTGATACGGTTCTTGTGAACAATGGGTATCTGCTTCCTACCTCTGCGACTTCCTCTACGTTGTTACCCATGATTGCTTCTGCGGCTTCATACGCCATCCAATTTTTTGCCATTTTGTTTTTCTCCTTTTCTTTTTTAATTTGATTCTTTGTTTCTCTTGTTTGTTCTTTCCTTCTTCTCTTGCTGTTCTTTGTTTGTTTATCACCAGAAGGATTTTTATTTCCCTTCCTTTGATACTACTATCTTAACACATCTTGTTCTGTGTGTCAACACATTTTTGTAACTTTTTTCTTTTTATTTTTCCCCTTCGCAACATTCACAATCGCAAACGGTAATCAATCCTAACTTGATACAAGCATTGTCAACTGCTTCTTTTAACTGTAACAATCCTTTTTCATCCACAATGCCAAGTCCTCCTTTAAGGAACACTTTGATTTCTTTTCCATCTTCTTCTGTTACCAACTGTTCCGCAATGGAATATCCAAGAGGATTGTTGTCTCTGTCAAATGCTTCTGAAATCACAACATTGCGCTGTTCCTTGAACTTCTGTTTTGACAGTTCTTTGTAAGTTAATCTTCCCATTCTCCTGCACCCCCTTCTTCGCTATTGTCGGGGAGTTCAATGATTGCTTGGAATCGTAACTGGATATAATCTTCATCCACCAAAGCACAAATGTTGTCAAGATTCACATTGTCCACTAATGACTTGAATGGTATTGTTGCATTTCCATCCTTGTCAAAATTGACAGAACCTATGGTGAAGATTCCCAAACTCATTGGGTTGCTTGTTGCTGTTTTTGCATGAACCGTAATGTCATTGTTCAACCCCTGTAACAATTCAACACTTGTTAGGATTTCGTCATATCGGAGTTTGAACTTCACTTGTACTGTTCTGTTCTTTCCAATGCTCAACCCTTCAAAGGTTGCAATGCCCTTTTGTTTGAATTTCTTTTCCAACCTGTTTTCTCCTTTCTCTGTTTTTCTCTTTCATTCTTTGTTTGAACTCTTGTTCTTGCTGTTCTCGTTCCTTCCCTTTCTGTTTCATGTAGGCTTGCCGAGCGAGGTAGGACTTTCCTGCGTTCCTACCGCCTACAAATACATTATAATTTGTTCCATCTCCATTGTCAACCCCTAAATCTGTTCCGCAAAACAAATCTTCGTTGACATTCAATTGCTCGAAAATATCTTCCCCAGCCACAAGGCTCTGTACCAGCCCTAAATCCTCTGGTCTTATCATCACCCATACTTCACCAGTATTAAGGAACTGCAAGGCAAATACGGGCAGTTTGTGAGCCACAGCCGCATTTTGTTCGAGTATATGAATATCATTCTGTTTGATGCTGATGCTCTGCTTGTCCGTAGATTTTAACTGACAGATACACTGTTCATTCTGTCCATCCTCTTTCTCTATATCCAACCAGAACCACTGTTCTTTGTTGGTTTAAACCCTAATCTTTCCATCACTTCTATTTCATTTTTTCTATAAAATTTAGTCGAGCGTCTAGTCATATAGCATCACCACACTTTCATCTGTTAAATCATGTCTATGCGCATCGCACATATTTTCTCTGTACTCTTTTTCTTTCCATTTTCTTTTCATTGTTTCGCTTATTCGTTTCCTTGTCTCCTGTGACATTGGCTTTCTATTCTTTATTTTCATCCCCTTTTTACCACTCAATCTATCACCATCTTTCCGTGTTCTTTGTCGGCTTGAATCCGAGCCGCTTCATTACCTCTGCTTCGTTTTTCCGATAGAACTTTGTAGAACGTTTATTCATGTTTTGTTACCACCTTACACTGTCCTATGTCATATGTTTTGTTAATCACCATCTTGCTCTCGTAACTTCCTTTCTGTTTCTTGTTTTAGATATGTAAGGTAATCTATAGTTCCATGATGTTCTGCATAGTACCTTTTTCTTGCTTCTGTAAGTTCTTCCTTTCCAAATAAATCTCGGAACTGTGTCTCCTTTTCACTAACTCTGAAAGAATAACTATCAATACATTCCTTCATAGACATCTGTTTTTCACTTCCTTTTCTTTTTTATTGTTTCAACATCCTTTCTGTTATGTTCTTTATCAACTGTTTATCTTTTTCTTTCAACCTATCCCATAGGTCAAACCCTGTTGTACCATCAAAATCATAGAAACAATACCCATATTGTGTTATTCGTTTTATCCATGACTTTGTATGTTTGTTCTGTATGTTGGTAAGTTGTTTTGCAACTTCATCATACTTTTTGTCCGTCCATACACTGTTATCTGCTTCATAATACAAATAGCTATGTATGAGGATAACTCTCTGTAGGAAGTCCACCTTTAGCTTATCTGTCCAATATGCTGGAAAAGTATACATTTGTTATTTACCTCCTTTGTTATTATATTTTCTTTTAATCTCCTTATTTGTTTTATATCACTGTTATCTTGTTTACAAATAATACTATAATACATTTGTTATTATATGTCAATAACTATTTTAAAAATAAACAATAACTATTTTA